GACACCACCTATAACGGTTGGACGAATTATGAGACCTGGAATGTTGCACTGTGGATCGGCAATGATGAGGGTTTGTATAACCTGGCACGTGAGTGTGGTGATTATCAAACCTTCTGTGATTGCATGGGTTCTGATGCAGTAACTGGTGATGGGGTTCGTTATGATGACCCCAAGGTAAATGTGATCGAAATCAACAGTGACGTGTTCGACTACTAAGTAACACAAACTCCTGTCGCATGAGTATAAACTAGGCACCGCTCCAGGAACTAGCACAACTGCTAGAATGAGGGAACTAGGGGCACCCTCACTCAACACACAGTTCATTACACTTTCCTTCTTCATTATGTCCAAGTCTGTGATGCTTTCCCTGCTGGCACAAGGTAACACTGGCGATGAAATCCTGTCCATTCTGGATACACTCACCGCTGATAATGTTTCTGAGGTTGCTGATAGCACCTATCTGCCAATCCTGGGGCAGAGTGTTCCTACCCTTGAGGAAATCGCGTTCTGATTGTTGCTAACTGTGCGCCCTCTGGTTGACACTGGGGGGCGCTTATGTTATGATTGGCAGATATAGTGATCCGGCAGGTATTTGCGCGGGTTTGTTATAGGCGCCGCGCGGCGTTGCGTATATTATTTTTTTGGGTCCCTGTAACCTACAGTGTATGTCTTTTTCGAGGTCTTTATCTCTCTCATAAAAAAATTTTTCCGGTATGAAAAAACATCCAACAAAGTTTCCAGGATATTATGTCACTGAAGATGGAAAAATTTATCGAGAACCACATAAATTTTTTGATGGAAAAAATGAGAAAGATTTGGTAGAAGTTAAACAATTTCTCCGAGGAGGTGCTTATACTCGACAATATGCTTCTGTGAATATATCTATTAAAAACGAAAAAGGTAAGACCCTTTATCAGATTAAAGAATATGTCCATAGGATAATCGCAGAAACTTTATTAGATAATCCCCACAGATATACAGAAGTAGACCATATAGACAGAGATAAACTGAATAATGAGGTTAAAAATCTGAGATGGTGTGATAGACCGACAAATATAAACAATCGATAAAATTTTCCGGAAGTATGATTAGTCTTCGAAACCCCCGCACGAAAACCCCCTACTGGAATTTCTGGAAGGTAGTCTTTGCGGGATGGTTGATACGATATCCTGGGAAAACTCTGAGAATTATCGGAGTGCCCCTTGGATTTCTGATAGTAATGATATATAATGCGGTGACGAAATAAAAAAATTTCCGGAAAAAAATTTTATGGAAAAAGAGGAAAGAGTATATCACATATATGCAAAGGGACAGTGCATATATCACAGTTTATCAGAGGAAAAATTCTCGGAGATCTGGGAGATGTTGCACAGAATGGTTGATTTATTAGGTGCAAATATTTCAGTGAAAGATTTAGAGTATGAAGAGATTTATGCGAATAAACTCATACCACTAAACTCTTCATATTGAATAGATTGACAGATACTAAATAGAACGATAAAATTGATCTGAAGGTTATTTTTAACTTATGGCAAAAGGATTTACTGTTAAGACTGTACCTCCAAGAAAGAGTACAGAAGACTGGGATTATGATGCAATTAAAGCACGCATGAGAGGCAAGTCAATTGTCTTCTGTTTACCTGGAAGAGGTTGTTCTTTTATTTTCCTCAAAGCATTTGTACAACTTTGTTTTGATCTTGTACAGAATGGTATGAGTATTCAGATTTCTCAAGACTACTCATCGATGGTGAATTTCGCGCGTTGCAAGTGTTTAGGAGCGAATGTTCTTCGTGGACCTAAGCAAGTTCCTTGGGACGGAAAACTTGAATATGATTATCAACTTTGGATTGATAGTGACATTGTTTTTGATTCTAACAAATTCTGGCAACTCTGTGATGTTGCTCTCTCAGAAGAAGGAGAGGAGCGTGAAATTGTCGCAGGTTGGTATGCAACTGAGGATGGTCACACAACCTCTGTCGCGCACTGGTTAGAGGAAGATGATTTCCGCAAGAACGGTGGAGTTATGAATCATGAAACCGTTGAATCAATCTCCAAGCGTCGCAAACCATTTACAGTTGACTACACTGGATTTGGATGGGTATTAATTAAAAAGGGTGTTTTTGAGAATCTCGAATATCCTTGGTTTGCTCCAAAGATGCAAGTCTTTGAATCTGGTGCAGTTCAGGATATGTGTGGCGAAGACGTTTCATTCTGTCTTGATGCAAAAGAAGAAGGCTTTGAGATCTGGTGCGATCCTCGTATTAGAGTTGGGCATGAGAAAACTCGTATTATCTGATGAAAAAACTTTATAATATTCTTTATAAAGGGCGTAAAATACATATGAATCTCACTGCAGAAGACTGCAGTGAGATCTTACAAGACTTCTCAGAGCGTTATTTCTCGGGAGAAGACATTGATCCAAATGATTTAGAAATGGAGGAAATTTATGGCTAAAGGTGGAAGTAACAAGACCCTTTTTGAACCAGGAGCACCGAAAAAGACTCGTCAAGGACGTTCTGCAAGGACTCTATTGAGTGCAACCTCTCGTAATGGACGCAAGAAAAAGTATAGGGGTCAAGGTAAATAATTTTTAGAGTGCTTAAATAGAAATAAGCACTCTTTTTTTATGTTTACAGAAAAAGAATCTTATATTCTAAACTGGATTAAGAGAGTATCTGAAGTTAGATCAGAATTAAATGGATTTGCAATCTGTCCTTTTGCATCAAATGCAAAATATAAAATTATAGAGTGCTCTGTTGAAGAAATTCAACCAATTGGAGGGTATCAAGTCATCATTTATATCATAGAAGACTATTTTGATTTGGATGCAGTTCAATTTTGGGTTGATTTTTATAACTCAAAGTATAAAGATTGGAAATTTTTTGAAGATTGTGGTTGTTATGACACTTATATTCAAGGAATTCAAACAAATAATGGCAAATATAACTTAATTTTAGGTCAACCTACTCAAAAATTACGTCAATTTAGAGAAAAATTAGCAAAAACTCAATATTATGACTTATGGGATGATGAATATCTAAAAGAAATTCTTGAAAATGACTATGATATCATAAAAACGCGGGATAGAACCCCGTAAAAAGTTCTGATTTTTACTAATCAGGAGCAAAAATGGACCAAAAAATGCTAAGAGAGATCGCAAATGACGATCTTAATCCTAAAAAACATAATTTTAACGTTCAAAATGAACTTCATTCAAAAATTCGTAACGATGAAGACTATGATGACTGGGAATATGGCACTGAACCTCTTTATGAATCAAAAAATCGCTAATAAATAAGATAGATTTATAATTAAAAATGCCTCTAGAAAGGGTAAGTCAAGGTTTCAAAGATATTAGTATGACTTTTCAGAGCAATCCTCTGAATCGTGACTTGATTGCCCTCAAAAATGAGACTGCTATTGCACGTTCTGTGAGAAATATTGTATTTACTTTACCTGGAGAGAAATTTTTTAATGAAAATTTTGGATCAAGAGTGAGTAAATCTTTATTTGAGAATCTTGATGAAATTTCTGCTTCTGTTATTAATGATGAAATAAGAAATTCTATTGCAAACTATGAACCAAGAGTTAGATTGATTGATGTGCAAACAACTCCAGATTATGATAACAATGCATTCAATGTTACTATTGTTTATAGAATTGTTGGTATAGATGTTCAACCACAACAGTTACAGTTCGTTTTGCAACCTACTAGGTAAATGCCATTAGTAAACTTTTCAAATCTGGACTTCGACCAGATTAAAACCTCCATAAAAGACTATTTGAGATCAAACTCAAATTTCACTGATTATGATTTTGAAGGATCTAATCTTTCAACAATCATAGATGTGTTGGCATATAACACATATATTACTTCATATAATGCAAATATGGTTGCAAATGAAGTTTTTATTGATAGTGCTACTCTCAGAGAAAATGTCGTTGCTCTAGCGAGAAATATTGGATATATTCCCAGATCAAGAAAGGCAGCAGCAGCAACGATAACTTTTTTTGTAAATACTGCAAATGCACAAATAGGTGAAAGAATATCTTCATTAACACTAAAGAAAGGTGTGGTTGCATCGACAAGTGGAACTTTTGCAAATCAATCTTTTGTATTTTCTATTTTAGATGATATTACTGTTCCAGTAGTTGATAATATTGCGACTTTTAGTAATATTCAGATTTATGAAGGAGTACTTCTATCAACAAACTTTACTTATGATGCAAATAATCCAAATCAAAGATTTATATTGCCAAATGCTGGCGTAGATACATCACTAATTTCAGTAAATGTAAAAGAAAGTATAACCTCTACCGCAACAGTTAAATATGCACTTCAGGATAGCGTCTTCAATGTAAATAAAGATTCTAAGGTATATTACCTACAAGAAATTGAAGATGAAAGATATGAGTTAATTTTTGGTGACGGAGTTCTTTTTGGTAAAAAGTTAGAAAATAATAATTATGTAGAAGTCAATTATATCGTATCAAATGGAGATAGTGCAAACGGTATTAATCAATTTAGTTTTGCAGGAAGATTAACATATACTAGAAACGGTGTAGAATATAATGCAACGTCTGGGATATCATTATTAACAACCGAAGTTAGTTCTCGTGGTGGAGAAAATATTGAATCTATTGATTCTATTAAAAAATATGCGCCAAGAATTTATGCTTCACAAAATAGGGCTCTATCGGCAAATGATTATGAAGCATTAATTCCTACAAAAATTTACCCAGAAACAGAATCTATATCAGTTTTTGGTGGAGAAGAATTAGTACCTCCACAATATGGAAAAGTTTTCATTAGTATAAAACCAAGAACAGGAGACTTTTTACCAAATCTCATTAAAGAAAATATCAAAAAAGAACTAAAAAAATATGCAGTTGCTGGAATTATTCCGGAAATTTTAGATCTTAAATATCTTTATGTGGAAGTTGATTCAAAAATTTACTATAATACAAATTTAGCTCCAAGTTCTGCATATGTTTCAAGTGTTATTCAATCCAATGCAAACAAATATTCAGAATCTACGGAATTAAACAAATACGGCGCAAGATTCAAATATAGTAAATTTTTAAAAATAATCGATGAGAGCCACGAATCTGTAACTTCAAATATAACCAAGTTACAAATAAGAAGAGATTTGAGAGTTTCTTTAAATACTTTCGCAGAATATCAGATTGGATTTGGAAATGCCTTTCATATTAAAAGTATGAGCGGGTATAACATCAAATCATCAGCATTTAAAACAACAGATTTTCAAGAACAAGTATATCTATCAGATATACCAGATACAAATAAAACTACAGGAACTATATTTTTATTTACTGTTCCAAATCCAAATTCAACTGTTGCAACAGTAGTAAAAAGAAATGTTGGAATAATAGATTATGAAAAAGGTATCATTACATTAAACCCAATTAATATATTATCTGGAAAACTTAAGGATTCTCAATCAATTATTGAAATTTCTGCAATTCCAAGATCAAATGATGTAATAGGATTGCAGGATTTATATCTTCAACTAGATATTAATAAGAGTACTTTTGAAATGGTCCCCGATGATATATCTTCAGGGTTGGATCCTTCGGCATCTAATTATATTGTAACTTCAAGCTACAGCAACGGAAATTTAGTAAGATCATAATAAAATGACAGAAAAAAGAGTCCAATTTAAGAATATTGTTCAAAATCAACTTCCACAATATGTTAAGGAAGAATTTCCTTTAATTGGAGAATTTTTAAAGCAGTATTATATTTCCCAAGAATTTCAAGGGGCTTCTGCTGATCTTATTCAAAATATAGATCAATATATTAAATTGGACAATATCAAAAATAACACTGATTATACTACACTAACATCCAGTGTTTCTATTTTTGATACTACGATATATGCAAAAAGTACGATTGGGTTTCCAGATTCTTATGGTCTTATTCAAATAGATGATGAAATTATTACATATACAGGAAAAACATCAGATTCATTTATAGGATGTATAAGGGGATTTAGTGGAGTTATTTCATATGGTGTAGACAATAGACCCAATGAACTAGTTTTTGAAGATTCCAATATTGAAATTCATTCGGAAGAAACTGATAGTGGTGATCCAAATAAAATTATTAATCTAAGTTCTTTATTTTTAGTAGAATTTTTTAATAAAATCAAATACCAATTAACCCCTGGATTTGAAAATAGAGAATTTTATGAGAATTTAGATAAGTATCTTTTTATCAAACAATCAAAAGATTTTTACTCAACTAGAGGAACAGATCTTTCTTTCAAAATTTTATTTAAATCCTTATATGGAGAAGATGTTAGAGTAATAAGACCTCAAGATTATCTTATTAAACCATCATCAGCACAATATAACGTTACAAACGACCTCGTTATTGAAACTATTGTAGGTGATCCATATGAATTGGAAAATTCTACACTCTTCCAAGACGAATATGAAAATATTTCCAAAGGATATGTTTCTATTTCAAATGTAGAAAAAATACTAACACAAAACGATAAATCATACTATAAATTAAGTTTTGATGGTGGTTATAATAAGGACATCAATGTTGATGGATCTTTATACGGAAATTTCTCAGTACACCCAAATACGAAATTAATTGGCGAAGTCTCTTCTGGATCAAGCACTCTTGATGTAGATTCTACAGTAGGATTTCCATTGAGTGGTGAGTTATCGATAAGGTATCTTGATGGTACGGAAGGCATAATTTCATATACATCAAAGAATTTAAATCAATTTTTTGGATGCAAAAATATACAAAAAACCATTTTAGACAAGACTGACATTTGGTTGAACACTTATGCATATGGTTCATCAAATAAAAATTTCAATGAAATTATTAAAGTCAGAATTACATCAGTCTTAAAGAATGTAGATATAATAGATGACACTTATTATCAAGAAAAAGGAAACATTGGAGTTATTAAAACTTTAGGAGATAGCTCTGAAGATTTTATTTCTAATGATTGGTTTTTTAATATTTCGGCAAATAATAAAGTATCATCATTAGTCTTAGTAGATAACACTAGTAAAATATACCAAGTAACAACAGAATTTGATCACAACCTAAAACTTGGAGATAAAATCAAATTCATTTCAAATGATGGTACAGAAAAATATTCAAAAATTATTGATATAATTTCAAATAAAATTATTCAAGTTTCTGATCAGGGAGATTTGGATTTAAATTCACAATATTCTATTCAAAGAGTTTTATTAAAAGCAAATTCTCAAAAATATTCATATTTATCAGATCAGATAACTGATGTACAAAATGTATATAAGGATAAAAATAAAGTATTAGTATCTTCATCTTCGCTCCCATATTACTACGATCAACCATTAAACGCATTTAATAGAACTGTTACTTTTTCTAATACTTTTTATGAAGGCGAAGATTCTTTCAATATACCAAATCATGGATTTTATACAGGAGATTCTGTATATTACACAGCAGGTTCAGGTTCTTTGTTTGAAGATGGAATATATTTTATCAAAAGAATAGATTCTAATACTGTAAAATTTGCAAAGAGTAGATCAAATATATACAATTCAATTTTTATTAGCGTATCTTCCACTGTAACCGTTGTAGATAGTAAAATAGAAGATTTTGAATTTTATAACAAACAAATAACCTCACAAAAGCTTTTACGAGAGATTGCTCCACCTATTAATGATGACAATGAATATGAGACCAATCATGGTCCTATCGGTATATTAATAAATGGTGTAGAAATTTTAAACTATAAATCTAAAGATAAAATTTATTATGGACCAATAGAAAAAATCGATGTTTTTAATCCTGGAGTAAATTATGATGTAATAAACCCCCCAGTTCTATCTATTTCAGATTCTATTGGAGTTGGTGCAACTGGTTATTGTTCAGTAAAAGGATCACTTAGGTCAATAAGAGTACTTGATGGTGGTTTTGATTACACAGAAACCCCAAAAATTAATATTACTGGTGGAAATGGATTTGAAGCAAAAGCAAATCCTTTAATGAAACTTGTAGATAATACCGTATATTTTAATTCGGAAATTCAGTCTAATTTGGTAGATTTAACCACCAATACTATTGGTTTTACCACATATCATAAATTTAAACAATCGGAAAGAGTAGTTTACAATTCTGAAGGACAAACTTCAGTAGGAGGACTGTCTGACAATTCTTCATATTATGTTTCATTACAAAGTGTATATGAAATTAAATTGCACAAAACCTTTGAAGATTCTCTTTCTGGAATTAATACTATTTCATTGACTTCCTATGGTGTAGGTAATCATTTTATAAAGTCATACAATAAAAAGTTAGTATTATCTTCCGTTAGTATTGAAAATAGTGGTTTCAATTATGAAAATAAGAAAAGAACTGCAAAATCAGAATTAATTGACATCTATTTGGATAAAGTCAATATAAAAGATCACGATTTTAAATCGGGAGAAATAGTCAAGTATTATACAGAAGGATCTGTAATAGGTGGATTAACCAATAATACAAATTATTACGTAACAAAAATTGATGATGACTCTTTTAAATTATCATTAATTGGGATTGGAACTGATAATAAAGATTTTTATTATACAACAAATCAATATATAGATTTCACCTCAACTGGATCGGGCATTCACGTTTTCAATTACCCAGAAATTACTGTAGAAGTTATTGGAAATGTTGGAATTTCTTCCATAAATGGAAATTCATTTACAGCTAAAGTTGAACCTATTTTTAGAGGGCAAATAACTTCAGTTCATTTGGAAGACAATGGAATTGGATATGGATCTTCCGAAGTCTTAAATTTCAAAAAAAATCCAATAGTTACTTTAAAAAATGGTTCTGAAGCAAAACTTCTTCCAATAATTAACGACGGAAGAATAGTTCAAGTTTTAGTCAATAATCCAGGAAAAGATTATAATTCTGTACCAGATTTAAATATTTTTACAAATGGCAATGGTAGTGGAGCAGTACTTGAACCGATATTGGAGAATGGACAAATTAAGTCAATAAAAGTTATTGATAGTGGTTATGGATATGATAAAAATAACACATTTATAGATGTTAGTTCTGCAGGAGTTGGAGCAGAATTTTATGTAAAATTAAAATCTTGGACAGTAAATTTATTTGCAAAATATTTTAACAAAATTACAAGCGATGATGGTTTTATTTTTAATAATAAAAAATCAAATTATGGATTGGAGTATGCACATTTATACGCACCTCGAAAACTAAGACAATCGATATATTCTAAAGATTCTGATGGAAAAATTCTTTATGGCACAAAGGATTTAATAATCAATAATGTAGAAATTTCTTCATCTGAACATTCTCCGATAATTGGGTGGTCTTACGATGGAAATCCAATTTATGGGCCATATGGTTATTCTGGAAAAGATGATGGTACGATAACTCAAATGAAGTCTGGATATGTTCTTTTAGATTCTATCAGCGATAGACCACCATTCCCACTTGGATTTTTTATTGAAGACTATGAATATCGCAAAAGTGCAGATGATGCTACTTTAGATGAACATAATGGTAGATTTTGCATAACTCCAGATTTTCCAAATGGAACTTATGCATACTTTATTACACTTGAAGAAAACGCCATTGAAAATGATTCTTTAAATCCATTCAATGGATACAAATTACCAATATTTCCATATGTTATTGGTAACAAATTTAAATCAATTCCAAATGAGTTTAATTTCAATAAGAGGTCAAATCAAGACACTGTTAATTTAAATGAAACGAAATGGGCAAGAATTACTACAAAATATAATTTAGATAAAGACGAAGAGTTATATGACTATATTATAAAACCAAACAAATTAGATCAATCTGTTAATATTAAATATGCCTCTCCAGGATCTGTAGAAAAAATTAACATCGTATCTGGAGGCGAAGGTTATAAAGTAAATGATTTAGTAGTTTTTGATGAAAAAGGAACTGGTGGGTTTGGAATTTACTCAAAGGTTTCTGAACTGGAAGGAAAAACTATTAACAGCATTAGTGGTATAACTACAACCATCTATAATTTTGATTTATATTCTTCTGAAGGTAATAATAATACATTTATAGTTCAATCGGAAACTCCCCATGGTTTTTTAAATAAAGATATTGTAACGATAAATTCTTCTGGGTTTGGAACTATTTTCTCACCAATTCAAGGGCCCTACACAATTGGAGTATCTACAAACACTCTTGCAATTGCAGATAATCTTGGAATAGGATCAGTAACAAGCACTGGAATTGTTACTTATTTTTCTGTTTTTGGAAATCTTTTAACTTCAGGAGTTCGTGACAATGACATTTTCTCAATTGAAGATGAAAAAGTAAAAATATTAAATATAGATTTAAAATCTTCAAGAATTAGAGTTTTAAGATGTGTTGATGGAACTGTTGGATCTGCACATAGTTTTAGTGACATTCTATATGAAGTTCCAAGAAGATTTACCATAAATGCAAATTACTCTCAATTTCCCAATAAAAAACTGAACAAAGAGATTTATTTTGATCCGAAAGAATCTTTAGGTATAGGTACAATATCTGGAGCAGGTATTGGTGTTACCATTTTCTTCTCCAATCCTGGTCTGGGAATTACTGAGATATTTATTCCATCTAAAACAATATACATTCCAAATCATAATTTGGACACTGGTGATGAATTGATATACTCTACAAATTCTGGATCCGAAATATCAATTTCCGTAGATGGGACAACAAGTTCTGTTTTACCCGATCAATCTAAAGTTTATGTGGCAAAAATTTCAAATGATTTTATTGGACTATCCACTGTTAAGGTTGGTTTAGGATCTACTGGAATATTTGTTGGAATTGGTAGTACAACTAGTTCTGCAAGAACTTTGTATTTTACTGGTATAGGCACCGGAACTTATCATAGTTTTAAAACAAATTATAGTAAAGTTACTGGTCAGGCATTGAAAAATGTAGTTACTGTTTCAACCGCACAAGAACATCAATTAAAAAACAATGATTATATTTCAGTTAGCGTAAAATCTGGTATTTCTACAACTGTTACAGTAAAATATGATGATTATAATAGAAGAGTACTAATAAATCCAAGATCTTTTTCTTCTGTTGGTGTGAATACCATTACAAATTCAATAACCGTTCCAAATCACGGATTTAGAAATGGGCAAAAAATAATTTACTCGTCAACATCACCGTCAAATGGATTAACTAATAATCAAATATACTATATTGTAGTTTTTGATGAAAATACTATTAAACTTTCATCTACATTTTATGATTCGATTTCTTCCATACCGCAAGTTATTTCTATAACATCTTCTTCGGATGGTACATTATCACCAATAAATCCACCAATTAAAATTTATAAAAATTCTTTATTAAAATTTGATCTTTCAGACTCTTCCCTTTCATATACAATCAATTCTACAAAATACTCTGCGTTTGATTTTAATTTATATCTAGATTCAAAAATGTCACAAATTTTTGAATCATCATCCTCTAGTGATATTTTTGAAGTACAAAAATCTGGAAAAATTGGAATAGATTCGACTGCAAACTTCACATTAAGAGTAAATGAAAATATACCTAATACATTATTTTACAATTTAGATGTATTATATTCGGATTTAATCCCCAACGAAAAAGAAGAAATAAAAATAGATGATACTGTTTTTTCAAATAATCAGATACAAATAGTTGATAGTGAGTATAGTGGAAGACACAAGGTTGTTTCTACTTCTTCGACATCTTTTACTTACAATATACAAAATATCCCAGAAACTAGTTTTTATAATGCTGCAAATTCTTTATTAAGTTATAAAACAGATTCTTTAAATACTTTTGGACCTATTTCTAAGATTAATATTTTATCAAAAGGCCAAAATTATTATAGACTTCCAGATTTTTCAAAAATTATTTCAGATAATGGTAAAAATGCAATTTTAGAAGCGTCAAGTTCATCAATAGGAAAAATACAAAAAACAAAAATCAATAATATTGGATATGCTTTTCCATCAGATTTTACACTAAAACCAAATTTAGTATTACCTCAAATTTTAAAGATAGAACCATTAAATTCATTTGATTCAATTGGAATTTCTTCTGTAGGTAGAGGATATGTAACTGCACCAAAATTAATTGTTATTGATTCCAAAACAAAGGAACTTTTGTCGGAGGTTGATTTAAAATATTCTCTTGGAGATACTCAAGTAACAATTTTAAATAACACATACAGACTTAATGACATTGAACCGATTATTATACCAACTCAAAATTCAAATGGTGTTGGTATAAGTTCTATTGTTTATAATTCAATAACTAACGACGTAACAGTCACTCTATCTGTAGGTTTTAGTACAGCAAATTCTTTCCCATTTGCTGTTGGGGATAAAGTTCTTATAGAGAATATAAGCGTTGGTATTAATTCGACTGGAAAAGGATTTAATTCTAAAGATTATGATTATGAACTTTTCACTATAACTTCTGTTGATGAAAATCTTGGTGGAGAAGGAGGGACTGTAACTTATAATCTTTATGAATTTTTGGATATTGGAGAAGATCCTGGAGTTTTTGATACTGAAAATTCTTCTGGAAGAATAATACCCGAAAAATATTTCCCAACATTTAAGTCAACATTAAAACCAAATAATTTCTTAAAAAATGAGAGAATTAGATATTCTGGTGAATTAAAATCTATTGGGTTTGTACAAGATTGGAATGAACAAATTAAGCAATTAACAGTTTCTTCCAAAGAAAATTTGAAAGAGGGCAAAATTCTTGAAGGTGTTTCATCTAGAACTCAGGGATCTATTTCATCTACAATTTCACCTAATGCTTTTATTGATTTGGGATCTTATTCAAAATCAGAAAATGGATGGTTAGATGAAACTGGAATTTTAAATAATAATTTACAAAGAATTCAAGATAATTTTTACTATCAAAACTTCTCATATTCACTGAAGTCTAGAGTCTCTTATGACACTTGGAGTGATGTTGTTGGAAGTCTTAACCACACCGCAGGATTTAAAAAATTTAGTGATTATCAATTAGAAACCACAGAAAATTGTGGAATTCAGACATATTCCGATTCTAATGTAGATATAACTGTTGATATTGATGGATTTGCAAGTTTAAATTGTGTATACGATTTTGATTTGGCTAAAGAAAATGTTTTATTCGTCAACTCACAAATTATATCTGATGAAATAACATTTTCTAGTAGAATTTTGACTGATTATTTTGAATCAGTCAGTAATAGAGTACTTTCAATAGATGATATTAGCGGATTATTTAATAGTAATGAGAGATTGACAAGATATTTAGCCGTCCATAGATTTAGACTTGCAGATGCTAGATCTCAAAAGTACATCGCTCTAATAAAGGATAGAAGATATATTTCACAGAGACAATTAATGATTTTAACTTTACTACATGATGATAGCATCGGATATATTAATCAATATGGAAGAGTTGAAACTGTATATGATTTGGGATCTTTTGATTTTTCTATTGAAGGTACTGATGGTTTAATATTATTCTATCCAACAAAATATAGAGTAAATGACTACAACGTTACTGTTCTTTCATACAACATAAAAGATAATTTTTCTGGAATTGGAAGTACTAGTATTGGGGGAATTGTTGATATAAAAACAAATACTATTCCCAATGTGACCACCGCAACAACTATTGTAGGAATTGCTTCTACACATACTTCATCAAAAATATTAGTATCAGTTGGTACAACTAACAATAACTACCAATTTGATGAGTTAAATGTTGTTCATGATGGAACAAATGTAGAATTCATTTCTTATGGACAATTGACAAATCATTCTCTTGATTCATATTCAAGTTCTGGACTTGGCACATATAATGCATATATATCTGGATCAGACCTAAACGTAGATTTTATTCCTAATGCAGGAATTGCAGCATCTGTAAGCACTATTCAAGTTTCTATTGCAAACACATTTTCTTCTGGCATTGGAACTCTTACTATGAATTATATGAAGTTTGAGGCAAATTCAATTTCAATAGCTTCTTCAACAAGTCCAACACAACATACTATTGGAGAATACTCTAGTGATTATGAAGGTGGTTATTTTATAGTTCAGGTATCTGATATCACTAACAATAGACATCAACTTTCCGAAATTACTATTGTAAATGATAATGACAATGCATATTTTACAGAATATGCAAATATAGAAACATATTCTGGTCTTGGAACTATGGGTGCAGAAAAAACATTAAATAAAACACAACTAACATTTACACCACTTGCAGATATTGATGTTGTAGTTAAGGTTTGTTTTAACTCTCTTAGTAATATTATTATTAGTTAGTAAATTTATGAAAATACACCAAGGAGAAAACTAATGGGAATAGAAGATTTTCTTTCAACAGATTATGGAATTTACTATGGTACAGAGAGAGACATAAAACGATCTTTTGAACTTACTCATAAAAATTACCCAATCTTTAAAAGATATTTTGATGCAAGTGATTCTTCAATAGTAAGTATCGCATCTAGTACTATTAAAATTAAAAACCATTTTTTTGTAACTGGTGAGCAAGTTATATATTCCTCGGGTGTATCTACTAATATGCCGATAGGAATAGGTTCTACCTATTTTGGTGTTGGAATTGGAACCACTGATAAACTTCCATCTACAGTTTATATTATTAAAGTAGATGAAAATACGATTAAACTTGCAAGAAATGTACAAGAAGCACTAAAAACTGTTCCAATACCATTAAATATATCTTCTGTCGGTATTGGATCCAATCATTCATTTACTGCAATTAATAATAATTCAAAAGTATTGTTATCAATCGACAATGTAATTCAATCACCAATTGTATCTACATCAACAACTACTTATTTGTCTTCCGATCTTCTTCCAACTGAAGATATTTTATATTTTGATTCTATCTTAGATTTTTTCATAGGCGATATCTTTAAGGTTAATCAAGAAATAATGAAAATTGAATCTGTTGGTGTTGGAAGTACAAATTCCGTAAGGGTTATAAGACCATGGCTTGGTACAAATCTCGATAATCATTCAATTGGTTCAACTATTACAAAATTAGTAGGAAACTATAATATTGTAGAAAATACTCTTAATTTTGTCGATGCTCCTTATGGAAATATTCCATTAAGCACAACCACAAATGCTCCGGATGAAAGAGATTGGGAGGATATCTCAACAAATTCTTCTTTCCATGGAAGATCTTTTATGAGATCGGGAGTACAAGATACTTCAAACGAATCTTATTATAGAAATTATGTTTTTGATGATATCTCTCAACAATTTAATGGAACAACAAAAACTTTTTCTTTAACTTCAAACAGTGCAAATATTGTTGATGTATATCAAGAGAATGCAGTCATATTAATAAATGATATTTTCCAAGGTCCCGGATTAACAAATAATTATACGCTATCAGAAGTTTCTGGAATAACATCAGTATCTTTTATTGGATCAGCAACATCTATTGCATCTGATATTAATACATCAGATTTTCCTTCCGGCGGTATAATTGTTTCAGTTGGTTCTACCGAAGGTTTTGGATATCAACCACTAATTTCAGCGGGAGGAACTGCCATAGTATCTGCTGCAGGAACAATTTCGGCAATTAGTATTGGAAATAGTGGATCTGGATATAGATCAGCAATTCAAACAATAAGTGGAATTAAGCAAATTGAAGTTAGAGTTGGTGTGGCAACTTCCTCTACAGAATCTCCAAGTATACAGTTTATTGGAACTGCCACCGTCAGTAATGGTAATATTGTAAGTATTGCAATTACCAATCCAGGTGTTGGATATACATCCTCCAATCCACCATATGTTATTATAGATGATCCCATTTCATATTCCAATATTCCATTAGTTTATAGTTCGCCTTCATCTGGAATTGGGACACAGGCAACTATTGACATAGTTGTTGGGCAAGGATCCAGTATAATTGATTTTGAAGTAAGAAATATTGGATATGGATATAAGGTTGGAGAAATATTAACAATTCCAACTGGAGGAGTAGTGGGAATTCCGACTATATCAAATTCTACATTAAAGAAATTTGAAATTTCGATCGAAAAAACTTTTACTGATAAATTTACTGGATGGTCAATTGGAGAACTTCAACCACTAGATAATATCCAAAGATTTTTCAATGGAAGAAGACTTACATTCCCACTCCTTTATTTGGGAGACTTAGTTTCTATATATGCAAAAAAAGGATCTCTGATCAATATACAAGATACCTTATTAGTATTTGTTAATGACATACTTCAAGTACCAGGTGAGGGATTTATTTTTAATGGTGGAAGTAAAATCAGATTTACTGAGCCACCAAAACCGGAAGATACCTGTAAGATTTTATTCTATAAGGGAAGTGGAGAAGGTATCGATGTAATATTCCAAAATATAGTTGAAACTGTTAAAGTAGGTGATGACTTAACCTTAACATATGATCCATCTCTCGGACAACCTTCAACTTTACTAGAGGATCCAAGATTTGTTACTGAAATTTTATCCATAGATACTGTCGAAACCAATCCTTATTTTGGTCCAGGAAATGTCTCAGACGAAACTCTTGAAAGACCAATTACTTGGTGTATGCAAACAGAAGATTTAATTATAAATGAATTGGAAGTTGCAAAAAATAGATCTCTATATGAACCACAGATATATCCATCAACTTATCTAATACAGTCGGTGGGGATAGGATCTTCTGTTATTTTTGTTGAAAATTTAAGACCTTTCTTCAATCCAATAAATGAAAATAATATTTCCTTAGACTTCCAAAATCAAGTCAATTTTATATCTCAAGATACAAAGGTATCAGCAAGTGCTACTGCAGTTGTATCTATAGCAGGAACAATTTCATCTATTACAGTTACTAATGGAGGTTCTGGATATATAAGTGCTCCAACAGTTTCTATACAAAACCCAATTGGAATTGGAACTACAACAACTACTGCAATTGCTTCTGTATCTTCGGGTATTGTTACTTCAATTTCAATAGTTGGAGTTGCAGCTGGATACACATCTTCAAATCCACCTGTAGTCTTAATTGAACCACCAAAAATAGATACTGAAAAAAATAAAATTCTATCTTATTCCGGGGATTTTGGTTTCATTAGTGGAATTTCTACAACTTCTGTTGGAATTGCCTCAACTGGTATCGTATTTGATCTTGTTATATCTAAAAATTCATATTTAAGAGATTCCTCAGTAACTGGGGTCACCACATTAAGTGGAATACAAACTGGATATTATTTTGTGGTTTCAAATTCAAACATTGGTAACGGAGTTACTTCGTTAGATTCTTTTGGGTCTCTAGTTGGAATGTCTACCGATTACCTCGATTGCGTATATCAAGTAGCTTCAGTTTCTGTAGCACAAACTTCGGTTATTGGTTTTGGTGTCACATATGTAACTAGAGTTGTTGTAAGTGTCTCTAATAATAGTGGACTATCTGGAATTGGATACAGTAATTATTATGGTGATTATAGTTGGGGAAGAATAGTTCTTCGCACAAGAACAAAAGAAAAATCATACAATGCGTATACTTCAAATGGTTATTCTGGAATATCAACAGGGACTATAGTAAATAGATCAGTTCCATTAAAATATCTAAATTACATTTCATAAATAAATAAAAAACTGCACAAATGTCTGCAATCATAACTGATCAAATTAGAATACTTAATGCTAAAAACTTTATCGCAGGAGTAACAACTTCTACGAATAATTATTATACTTTTGTCGGACTTCCAAATCCAACAAGTATTCAGAGTGATTGGGATACAAACCCACCAGCACCTAAAGATAATTTTGATGAGGAGAATAATTATTGGGATACAATGATTGCATTGAAAAAAATCTCTACAACAGATGTTCGTCAGGTTATTAAAAAAAGAGTTTGGTCTTCAGGAACAACTTATGACTATTATAGACACGATTATAGTAGATCAAATATAGCTCCTGTTTCTGGCGCTACAAACTTATACTCTTCATCATACTACGTCTTAAATAGCGACTATAGAGTTTATATATGCTTACAAAATGGTACTGATCCACAAAATCCAAAAGGTCGTCCCTCTTTAGATGAACCAACTTTTGTTGATTTAGAACCAAGGGCGGCGGGCACAAGTGGCGATGGATATATTTGGAAGTATCTTTATACTATTAAACCAAGTGATATTGTTAAATTTGAATCTACTGACTTTATGCCAGTTCCATTAAACTGGGAAACAAATGAGGATTCAATACCGGTAAGAAATAATGCAGTTGATGGTGCCATTAAAATGGTCATCATTAAAGATAGGGGAGTTGGAGTAGGAACCGCAAATAGAACCTATACTAATGTGCCAATTAAAGGTGACGGAATTGGTGCAGAATGCACTATCAATATCAATAATGATCAAGAAGTAGATTCTATAGTAATATCAAATCAAGGATCTGGATACACTTATGGAAATGTGGATTTAGTTTCTGGAAACGTTCCGACAGGGACTACTCAACCATCTTTTGATGTCATAATTCCCCCAAAAGGTGGTCACGGGGCGGATATTTATAGAGAGTTGGGTGCATATAATGTCTTATTGTACTCTAGAATTGAAAATGATGTACAGAATCCAGATTTTATAACAGGTAATCAAATCTCTAGAGTTGGAATTGTAGAAAATCCAAATGCATTTGGATCATCCCAAAAACTTTCGCTAGAAAAAGCAAGTGCATTATATGCAATAAAGTTAACAGGAGTTGGATACAGTTCTGCATCTTTTGCCGCCGACTCTTTAATCAGTCAAACTGTAAGCACTGGAGTTACAGCATTTGGTAGAGTTGTTAGTTATGATCAAACAACAGGCGTTTTAAAATATTGGCAAGACAGAACTCTTGCCGGATTTAACACTGTCGGAACAGCACAGACTAATTCAGCATTTGGATATGAACTGATTAAATTTACCAATAATCCTTCTACTGGCGGAAGTTTGGTTATTAATGGCAATACTGGATCTACATTATCGATCAGTTCTTCTTTTACTGGTGTATCTACCGTAATAAATAATAGAACATACTACCTAGGACAATCTTTTGTCAATGGGTTGTCAAATCCAGAAGTTAAAAAGTATTCTGGAAACATAATATATGTTGACAACAGACCTTCTATAACTAGGTCAATAAATCAAAAAGAAGATATTAAAGTCATTTTGCAGTTTTAAAGAATTATGTCCCAAGTAACTAATTTAAATGTATCTCCTTATTTTGACGATTTTGATGCAAATAATGACTATTACAGAGTTCTTTTTAAACCTGGATATCCAGTACAAGCTAGAGAATTAACGACTTTACAATCCATACTTCAAAATCAAATTGAAAAGTTTGGGCAACATTTCTTCAAAGAAGGCGCAAAAGTTATTCCTGGAAATACTGCATATACTCAACTTTATTATTGCATCCAAGTCCAAAATACTTATCTTGGAGTTCCAGTAGAGTCATATGCAAGTCAGTTAATAGGAACTAAAATTACAGGACAAAATTCAGGTGTAACTGCAATTGTAGATAAAGTTCTTCTTTCCCAAGATTCTGAAAGAGGAAATCTTACCTTATATGTAAATTACATTAGTTCAAGTACACAAAATAACTCAACAGAACAGTTTTTTGATGGAGAATCGTTAATTACAAGTACAACTATCACATCCGGTCTTTTAGGAAATACTTTAATTAATGCTGGGCAACCTTTTGCAATAACTTTATCGTCTGGAGCTGCAGCTACTGGATCATCTTTTTCAATTTCTGAGGGTGTTTATTTTATTAGAGGGCAGTTTGTTAATGTTAAATCAGAAACTTTGATATTAGATCAATATGATAATGTTTCTAATTATAGAATTGGTCTCTATATAAATGAAGAAATAATAAATTCTGACATTGATGAATCTTTAAATGATAATTCTCAAGGATTCAATAACTATGCATCTCCTGGATCTGATAGATTAAAAATATCAGTATCTTTATTTAAAAAAAGTTTGACTGATTTTAATGATAACAATTTTGTTGAATTAGCAACAATAAGAGAAGGAATTTTAATAACTCAATCTAAGGCAACAACAGAATATAATATTATTGCAGATGAATTGGCAAGAAGAACTTATGCAGAATCTGGCGATTATTATGTATCACCGTTTAATGTTTCGGTAAAAGAATCTTTAAATGACAATTTAGGAAATCAAGGTATTTTTAATTCTGGCCAGTTTACTTATAGTGGATCAATACCTTCAGAAAATTTAGCAATTTATCAAATATCCCCCGGAAGAGCTTTTGTTAGAGGATATGATGTAGAAACAATAAGTCCAACATTTTTAGATGTAAATAAACCAAGAACCACTAAATTACTAGAGAATCAATCAATAAATTATATAACTGGTCCAACTTTAACTTTAAATACTGTTTATGGGACCCCTTCCATTGGAATTGGTAATACTTATGTTTTAAGTTTGAGAAATGAAAGGGTTGGTGAATTGAGTGAAGTAGCTCCCGGAAAGGAGATTGGTCTAGCTAGAGTTTATGATTTTAGATTAGAATCTGGTTCTTATGAAAACTCAAATCAAAATGAAAATCAGTGGAATATTTCATTATATGATATTCAGTTATTTACTGAAATTACATTAAATGAGGAAATCACTTTAAATGTTCCCACTTTTGTTCAAGGCAAAAATAGTGGGGCAACTGCTTTCATAAAAAATTCAGTTACTAATAACAAATTAGTAACTTTATATGAAGTAAATGGAACTTTTATTAATAATGAGTCATTTATATTTGATGGAATTGAATCGGGATATGTTGCAACTGCAGTAACCTCATACTCAACATCAAATATAAAATCTGTTTTTAACAGTAGTGGAGTTGGAATTACATTTTCTGCAAATACTTTACAGTCAGTAAATATTGATTTTGGTATTGTTACTATTTCTCCGGTATCTTCTGGAATTAGTACAGTATTAAGTTCTGACATAAATTTCCCGAGCAATCTAGTCAAAGTAAATGATCTAGTATCATATACAGACTCTTCTCTTTCTTCTCCGGTTTACGCTAAAGTAGTAAATGTTGGATTAAGCTCAATTACAATATCTGGAGTTTCTACGGTATCTGGGATAGTTGAAGGCAAACTTCCACCAGCTCTCCTTGAAGTAAATGATTTTAAAGTTTTAACTACAGATTTAGCCGAATCTATAGACGACACTCTATATACAGTTCTACCCAAAAATAATATTTCTTCAGTAGATTTATCAAATGCAACTCTAACAATTAGAAAATCTTATACGGTTAATATCTCATCAAACAAACTATCTACTCCAATTACTGCAGGAGATAATGAAACATTTTTACCTTTTGATGAGGAGAGATATTCTTTGGTTAGATCTGATGGATCTAGTGAGGTTTTAACTTCTGACAAATTTGAATTTATTGATGGAGGATCTCAACTTCAAATTTACAATTTGGGGGCAAATGATACCAATTGTATTTTAATCGCAACACTTAGAAAATCCAAACCAAAAGAAAAAATAAAGAGAAAAAATAGAGTTAATAGTATTATTATTGACAAATCAAAATATGAAGGATCTGGAATAGGACAAACTACATTCAATGACGGTTTAGTTTATGGGAATTATGCTTATGGTACAAGAGTTCAAGATAAAAATATTTCCCTAAATGTTCCAGACATTATAGACATTCACGGTATTTATGAATCTTCTGATACTTCTAATCCATCTGCACCATTAATGATTCTCTCTTCGATTGATGGTCCAACAAACACCACTTCGGATATTGTTATTGGAGAGGAAATTTTTGGTCAATCTGGAAATGCTATTGGTATAGTAGCAGAAAGATTAACTGATTCTCAAATATCTTTCATATACAAAAATCAGAATACATTTAAAGAGGGAGAAAGTATACTCTTTAGAGAATCAAATATCCAAGCAGTTATTACAAGTTTAAATACTCCAAGTTTTGATATTTCATTCAATTATACTTTTTTAACAGGACAATCTGACACTTATTACAATTATGGTTCAATAACAAGAAAGTTAAATGCAGAAGAACCTAATAGAAAAATTAAAGTATATTTTTCAAATGGTGTTTATGATTCCTCCGATGATGGGGATATTACTACAGCAAATTCTTATATTGGATTTGATTATCAAAATGATATAAAAACTGTCAATGGTGTTAGAAATACGGATATTATTGATATAAGACCAAGAGTTTCCAATTATACAGTTTTAGAAAATTCAAGATCTCCATTTGAGTTTTATGGGAGATTATTTAATTCTTCTGGCAACTCGGCATTAAATATTCTTGCATCAGACGAATCAATTTTAACTAGTTTTTCTTTCTATCTAGGAAGAATTGATAGAATTTTCCTCAGTAAGGATGGAAAATTTCAAGTTAAATATGGAACTCCATCAGAAAATCCAGAAAAACCTGTTTTTGTTGACGATTCTTTAGAAATAGCATCTATCCAATTGCCCCCATACTTATACGCAGTTTCTGATGCTTCTATTGAATTTTTGGAGCATAAGAGATATAGAATGTCGGATATAAAGCAACTAGAGAACCGAATTAAAAATTTGGAGTATTATACGTCATTATCTTTATTGGAAACAAATACATCCAATCTTTATGTCCCCGACTCTTCTGGTCTTAATAGATTTAAATCTGGATTTTTTGTTGACAACTTTACTACATTTTTACCACAAGAAACTGATGTAGAAATAAAAAATAGTATTGATATTGCAAATAATGAATTGAGACCAAAACATTATACAACATCTGTTGATTTAATTACAGGTCCAGTTCAAGGAATAAATGCAAATGATGATTTGGCGTTTTCTTCTGTACAAGGAATTAATGTAAGAAAAACTGGAGATATTGTTACTTTAGATTATTCTGAAGTTGAATGGTTAAAACAATCTTTTGGTACAAGGACAGAAAGTGTTACGCCATTTTTAATTAACTATTGGAAAGGAACATTAGAACTTACTCCAGCCTCCGACACTTGGGTAGATACTATTAGAATTGAACCAAAAACTGTTGAGATTGAAGGAAATTATACAGAAACTTTGGTAGAATTAGATGCCGATCCGCAAACTGGATTTGCACCTGTTGTTTGGGGTTCTTGGATTGATAATTGGACTGGCCAGGAGACAACTACAACTAAAACCACAAGAGTGGAAAAATTACAGAAGAAGAAAGGATCCAAAAGAAACAACAGAGGACCTGTTTGGAATCCAATAACAAAAAGATGGAAAAGAAGAAGAAAAAGAAATTCAACAACAACAGTTATCGAAGATACTTCTACTGAAATTAAAGAAACTGGAGTATCAACAAGAACAGGAACTAGAAGCGTTGTTAGCGAAAGTTTTGATACCACTTCCGTAGGAGATAGAGTGGTAAATAGAGATCTCGTAACTTTTATGAGATCTAGAAACATTCAATTTGTTGCGAAACAATTAAAACCATCCACAAGAATGTATGCATTCTTTGATGGTGTTGATGTTACAAAGTATTGTGTTCCAAAACTTTTAGAAATTAGTATGCTCTCCGGAGTTTTTGAAGTTGGTGAAACTGTTGTGGGAACTGTTAATCAGACAGGATTGGGACCATCTTTAATTAATGAAACTGCCAAAATTACATTTAGGGTTGCACAAATAAATCATAAGGAAGGTCCTTATAATTCACCAAGTAAATTATTTACAGAAAATCCATACACAAATAATGTATTAGAGACTTCATATTCTTCTAATTCAACAATATTGAATGTTGATACTTTCTCACTTTCTAACGAACCTCAAGGATCTTACAGCGGATGGATTGAAAGTGGTATGGTTTTAATAGGAAATACCAGTGGAGCACAAGCAACAATTACCGATATTAAACTAGTATCTGATTTATCAGCAACTTTGATTGGTAGTTTGTTTCTTCCTAACCCAAATAGTGATATTCACCCAAGATTTGAAACTGGAGTTAAATTATTAACACTTATTAATAATAATTTAAATGATCAAAATCTTGCAACAACTTCTGCTGAAGAAAGATTTTCATCTACAGGAACCATAGAAACTGTTCAAGAAAATATTTTATCGGTCAGAAATGCTAGAGTTGAAACCAGTACTGTTACGGAAACCAAAACTATTACCAAAGCAGTTGATACTCAAGTTTCCCAACCAATCAGTCCAAGTCCATCTCCCAATTATAGTAGTGGTTATTCTGCACCACTATTTAATATTAGGGATTATCAAGGTCCAAAAGATACACAACCTACTATTATAGGTAGAGTTGCTATTAATAATGCTAGAGCTGCTGGTTATTCAAATGCAGAAATTAGAGCGAGCATAGCCAGAACAAATTCAACACTAAATGCTAGAGGATCTGCAGCTCTTAGTTGCAGAAAAGATCCTCTTGCACAATCATTCTTTATAAACGAAGATTCTGGTATCTTTTTAACAAGATGTGATGTTTTCTTTAAAACAAAAGATGACGAACTTCCAGTAACTGCACAGTTAAGAACAATGCAAACTGGTCTTCCTTCAGAATCTGTAATTCCTTTTTCTGAAGTTGTATTGACACCAGATGAAATTAAAGTTTCAGATGATGGATCAGTTTCAACTTCAATTGTATTCAAATCTCCAGTATATCTCGAAGGTGGAAAAGAATATTGTATTTGTTTATTATCATATTCTACAAATTATAGCGTTTATATTTCAAGAGTTGGGGAAAATGACTTGATAACTCAAGCATTTGTATCCAACCAACCATATCTTGGATCTCTATTCAAATCACAAAATGCATCTACTTGGGAACCAAGTCAGTGGGAAGATTTAAAGTTTACACTCTATAGAGCAGATTTTATAGAATCAGGAACGCTTGAAATTTATAATCCAGAATTATCTGAAGGAAATAGGCAAATTGCAAAGCTAATGCCAAATTCTTTGAATTTTACTTCAAGAAAAGTAAAGATTTCTTTAGGTTCAACAATTAGTGATTCTGATTTGACTTTAGGAAATACAATATTACAAGATGGAACTAATGCTTATGGAAATTATGTTGGAAGTGCTGGAAGTGCATTCGGTGCTCTAAACATAATTAATGCTGGCATCGGTTACACTCCAAATTCCGGAATTCAGACATATTCTGGAATTAATTTAAAAACAATAACTGGAGGTGGTAAAGGTGCAGTAGCGACGGTAACAATTAATAATGGTGTCGCAACAGCAGCTAGCATAACAAGTGGAGGAAGTGGTTATCAAATTGGTGATGTTTTAGGAATTACTAGTATTGGTTCATTTAATGTTGGCAGAAACGCTAGATTTTCTTTATCTACAATATCAGATAAAAATCAAATTATAGTTGAGGATGTTCAAGGTAATTTTGAAACTGGTGCCGGAAAACCAATAAAGTTTGTAAATAACCTTGGAATAACAACTTACTTAAACCAGTCTAGTGTTTTGGCGAACGAGATTATTGTAGAAAATGATGGACTTCATGTTAAAGTTGACCACAAAAACCATGGAATGTATTCAAATAATAATCTAGTTAAAATTTATAACGCAGAGTCAGATGTTAAACCAACTAAATTAACAACTTCTTTATCAGCAAATTCTACTTCACCAATCTTAGTTGATGATTCTTCTGCGTTTTCAACTTTCGAAAATGTTGGAGTTGGAACAACTAATCCTGGTTATTTGTTAATAGGAAATGAAATAATTGAATATACTTCCGTGTCATCTGGTTCAATTGGGGGCAATATAGTTAGAGGAACAAATCCACAAACATACCCAGTTGGAACAAAAGTTTTTAAATATGAATTAAATGGAGTTTCATTAAAGAGAATTAATAAAACTCACAGTCTGGATGATGTAACGATACAAAATCCAATTACTTTTGATTCATATTATATTAAAATTGATACATCTAATGATGGTATTGATAGAACAACAGGTTCAAGTTTTCCTATTTTATATCCAAATCAAACAAAATCTCTTGGTGGATACAATATCAATGCAACACAAAATATACCATTTGAAGTGGTAACTCCTATGGTTCAAAACTTGACAGTAAGAGGTACTACTTTGACGGCACAAATGAGAATGATAACTTCCTCAAGTATTAGTGGAAATGAAATTTCATTTGTTCCAACCGAATTCGAACCAGTAACTATTAACTCGGCAAATTATTTAAATTCTCCTAGAATGATTGCGTCTAAAATAAATGAAACGGACAAATTAATAGCATTACCCGGAAACAAATCTATGAATATGAGATTAATTCTTGGAACAATAGATACTAGAATTTCTCCTGTTGTAGATACTCAAAGGATTAGTGCAATTTTAACGTCCAATAGAGTTAATAGTATCATTGAAGATTATGCAAATGATTCTAGAGTAAATTCTATAAGTGAAGATCCAACAGCATTCCAATATATTTCTAAAGAAATTTCTTTAGAAAATTCTGCTTCTTCTATTAAAGTAATATTAAATGCTTCGATCAACTTGTACTCTGATATCCGCGCTTTCTATGCAATAGGTGATAATTCCAACTTCACTCCAATTTTTACTCCATTCCCCGGGTACAATAACTTGGATTATAGAGGACAAGTTATTAGTTTTGAAAATAATAATGGTTTGCCTGATACTTTTGTCTCACAGACCAATTCTTTAGGATTACTTTCAAAAGAGTTGGAATATAGAGAATTTACTTTTACAGCAGATCAACTTCCAGCATTTAGATCATTTAGAATTAAATTATTACTTACCTCAACAAATCAAGTATATGTCCCAAGAGTAAAAGATTTAAGAGTAATTGCTTTAGCATAATATGAAATACTTAAAGGTTGAAGGACACTCAAATTTAGTTAGAGATCCAAAAACAAATTCAATTATAAACAAAAATACAACAGAATATAATCAATATCTTATGACAAAGGAAATTAAAAGTGAAGAGAACCAAAAAATACAAAATTTGGAACAAAATGTTGCTAGTATGAAAGAGGATTTAGATGAAATTAAATTTTTATTGAGAGGACTGATAAATGAATCCAGATGATATAGAACTCGAAAATTTAACCAAGAGTTTTGAATATTTTAAATTTTCTACAGAAATTGATAATTTAACTGATTTAGACCAAATTCGTAATGTTGCAAAATGTTACTATAAGTTATATTTAAAGCAACAAGAAGTTGTTTCTCAACTAAAACTATAAATATTTTTAAAGAGTAGAAATAAATGGCGCAACCATCTACTAGGCAAGAATTAATAGATTACTGCAAAAGAAAACTGGGAGCGCCAGTTTTAGAGATTAATGTTGCTGATGAGCAAATTGAAGATTTAGTGGATGATGCTGTTCAATTTTTCCAGGAAAGACATTTTGATGGAGTATATCCAACTTTTTATAAGTATAAAGTAACTAAAGAAGATATTGATCGCGGGAGAGCAAGAGGTCTAAGTGCAAGTAGCAATGCGGGAATCGTTACTACAACTGTCAATACAAACATAGTAGGAACTGCAGTAACTTTCTCTTACTTTGAAAATAGCAATTACCTTCAAGTTCCACCCAATATCATCGGAGTGAATAAGATTTTCACTTTTGATGGTGCAAATACAATTACACACAATATGTTTAGTGTTAAATATCAATTATTTTTGAATGATATTTACTATTGGGGAAGTACTGAACTTTTAAGTTATGCGATGGTTAAAACTTACTTAGAAGATTTGGATTTTCTCCTCAATACACAAAAACAAATTCGTTTCAATAAAAGGCAAGATAGATTATATTTGGATATTGACTGGGGATCTGTTACTGATAAGCAATATTTTATTATTGATTGTTATTCAACTCTTGATCCAAATGACTATTCAAAAGTTTGGAATGACTCATTTATAAAACCATATCTAACTTCCCTCATAAAAAGACAATGGGGACAAAATATGATGAAATTTACTGGTGTCAAATTGCCAGGTGGAGTAGAACTAAATGGAAGGCAAATGTACGATGATGCTCAAAGAGAAATTGATTTATTGATGGAAAAAATGTCCAGTACTTATGAACTTCCACCTCTCGATATGATTGGATAAGATATGCTTAATCCATTTTTCCTTCAAGGTTCAAAAACAGAACAAAATCTAATACAGGATTTAATTAACGAACAACTTCGAATGTATGGGGTTGAAGTTTATTATCTACCAAGAAAGTATATTACAGAGAAAACAGTAATAAAAGAATTAATAGAGTCTGAATTTACAAATGCATATCCTATTGAGGCATATGTAAATACTTTTGAAGGGTATAGTGATAATCCTACAATTTTATCAAAGTTTGGAATTCAAGCACTTAATGAAATAACATTAACTATTTCTAGAGAAAGATTTGAAACTTATATATCCCCACTAATAAACAATCAACCAAACATAAGATTATCAACAAGACCAAAAGAAGGAGATTTAGTATATTTTCCTTTAGGTGATCGTTTATTTGAAATTAAATATGTTGAGCACGAAAAACCTTTTTACCAATTACAAGGAAATTATACTTATGAATTGAGATGCGAACTGTTTAGATATGAAGATGAGGTTATAGACACTGGAATAGAAGATATTGACGATAACATCAGTGGAAGTCAAGGTGCTGATAAGGTTCCTATTGGAGTTATCCAAAAACTTACTATGGTTGGAGTAGGTGTTACTGCAACAGCGATAACTGGAGTAGTAAATGGTGGAATTAGATTTATTACGGTTACAAATCGTGGTGGTGGATATACTAGTACACCAACAGTTGGAATATCATCCTCTCCTTCTGCCGACGGAACAGCATCTGCTATCGCTAAGATGATTGGTGGTATTGTTGTTTGCAATGACAATACAAGTCCATCTGCAAAATCAGTACAAAGTGTTGAAATTGTCAATCCTGGGTTTGGATATACAACAACTCCCGGAGTAAGATTTATTGGTGGTGGCGGAAAAGGAGCGACGGCTACTGCAACTATTGGAGATGGCATTATTGGAATAATTACTGTTACTAATTCTGGTTCCGGATATGTAAATCCACCAACAATCACTTTTAGTGGAATTGCTACGGTTTCTGCAGCTGCAACAGCGGTAGTTTCTGCTGCAGGTTCTATTACTGCCATTCGCATAACAAACGCCGGACTTGGATACACTCAACCACCAACTATCACTATCGGAAACCCATCTCTTGTTTCTACTGGAAGTTTTATATTTAATGAAGTAGTAACAGGATCTCAAAGTGGTGTTACTGCGAGAGTAAGATCTTGGAATTCCACTACTAATATTTTGGAAGTTTCGCAAGTAAATGGAGAATTCATACCTGGAGAAAATATTGTAGGAACTGCTTCAAGTGCATCTCACTATTTAAGAAGAATTGATATCTTTTCTGCTAAAGATGGTTTTGCAAATAATGAAGAGATAGAGGTAGAAGCAGATAAGGTTATAGACTTTAGTGAAACCAATCCTTTTGGAATGCCATAAATATAAGTTATTATGATTAAATAATCATATAGGGAAAAATAAAAAAATGTTTGAGTATTTTTATCACGAAATTTTAAGAAGGACCGTAATTGCTTTTGGTTCATTATTTAACGAAATCACCATCAAACATAAGAACAATGATGGGGTTGTTAAAAGTGTACTTAAAGTTCCTCTTGCATACGGACCTACACAGAAATTTCTTGCAAGATTAGAACAGTCTCCAGATTTAAATAAACCCGTTCAAATTACATTGCCAAGAATGTCATTTGAATTTACTGGATTGACGTATGATCCCACAAGAAAAGCAACAACTACTCAAACATTTACTGCAAAATCGGTAGTAGATGGTAAGGAAACTAAGAAAGTATATTTACCAGTTCCATATAATATGCAGTTTGAACTGAGTATTATGTGCAAATTAAATGATGATGCATTGCAAATAGTTGAACAAATTTTACCATATTTTCAACCAGCATATACAATGACCGTTGAATTGGTTGATGAGATTAACGAAAAGAGAGACATTCCTGTTGTTCTTGAGAACATTACTATGCAGGATGACTATGAGGGAAATTTCACTACAAGAAGAGTTTTAATTTATACTCTGAGATTTACTGCAAAAACTTACCTGTTTGGTCCTGTTGCTTCTGCTACGAAGGATATCATCAAAAAAACTACTGTCAGTTATGTTGCTGGAGATACTACAAATACACCAACAAGAGAAATTGTTTATTCGGCAGAACCAAGAGCAATTCAAAATTATACTGGTATTGTTGTAACCAATTTAACAAAGGATATTACAACAGAAGATATTCTGATACAAGTAAATGACGCAAGTTCTATATTACCAAATACCTATTTGGATATTGAGGGTGAAGAAGTTTATGTAAAACTTGTTTCGGGAGATGTTCTTACTGTAGAAAGAGGCAGAGATAATACAACAATAACATCACACTTATCTGGAGCACAGGTAAAATCCATTACTGCTGCGGATAATTTACTAATTGAAGATGGCGATGATTTTGGATTTAGTGGTTCTACAATTTGAATGATATGAAAATGACAAAAAAGTTTGACGATTTAAACCAAACATTTAATGTAGATTCTGAGATAGTTCCTGTCGATAATAAAACCTCCACTGAAGCGATAGAAAAAATTGCTTCAACTGTTGATGATATTAAAAAAGATTATGATTATACGAGAGGTAATTTATATTCTCTCATTGAAAAGGGGCAGGAAGCAATTAACGGAATTCTTGAACTTGCACAAGAAAGTGAAATGCCCCGTGCGTATGAAGTTGCGGGACAACTCATTAAAAATGTTGCGGATGCAACTGACAAATTAATGGATCTTCAAAAGAAACTTAAGGATATTGAAGAAGAAAAAGTAGGAAAAGGACCAACAACTGTCAACAATGCACTTTTTGTTGGTTCTACCGCAGAATTGGCAAAACTTTTAAAGCAACAATCTCAAGATGCTCAACAATAATAAATATAAAAAGGTACTTTTAGGTTAATGTCCAAATTGAAACCCCACAAAACAGTTGAACAGATTGCAAAGAAACATCGCCTTGAGGTTTCTTTCATACAAAAGCAACTTGATATGGGAGAACCCATTGAGCACGAGCATACTAAAGACCATGAACTTGCGAGAGATATTGCCCTTCAACACCTTGATGAAATTCCGGATTATTATACCCGTTTGAAAAAGATGGAAGCAGATGCTAAAAAGCATCATAAAAAATTCAAAGATGTAAAAGAAGGTAATTTACATAAGTGGTTTCAAAGTAAATCCAAAGATGGAAAACCGGGTTGGGTTAATGTTGTGACAGGTGGAACTTGTGCAAGTGATGAACCAGGAGAAGGAGTTCCCAAATGCGTTTCTTCTGAAAAAAGAGCAAGTATGACCCAAGCAGAAAGACGTGCTGCTGCAAGAAGAAAAAAAGCAGCAGATCCTGGTCAACAACAAAAAACGGGTGCAGCAAAACCAACTTACGTTCCTACCGACGAACCAAAAAAGAAAATGAAAGAAGAAATGGACTTGCAAGAAGTAAAGGACAAAAAAGGAAAGGGAAGTGGTAAGAAAGATGCTTGTTATCATAAAGTAAAGTCTCGTTATAGTGTTTGGCCAAGTGCATATGCATCTGGAGCACTTGTCAAATGCCGTAGAGTTGGTGCTGATAATTGGGGAACTAAATCAGAGGAAACTATGCATGAAGAGGAAAGATATTGTCCATTATGTGATAAAAGAGAAACAAGATCCCAATGTTCTTATGGAGAAAAAGCCTGGGATAAAGTTTCAGTTAAAGATGAAGAGTATTCAATGGCTCGCGGAGAACTTCAAACAATCACCAATGCAGTAAAGAGATTGCAAAATAAATTTTCCAAAGGAGAAGGTGATTTAGAAGCGTGGGTACAATCAAAAATCACGAAGGCAGCAGATTATATTGATACTGCAGCAGATTATCTCGATAGTGGTGAACATAAGTTTGACGAAGCGTGTTGGTCTGGTTATAAGCAAGTTGGAATGAAGAAAAAAGGTAAAAGAAAAGTTCCAAATTGTGTACCAGAAGAAAAGAAATTAGTCGATAAGATCTTAGAAGATTGTGGATGCTCACACTCTACAAAAAAGACAAAATCTAAAAAAGTTGTAATGCCAGAGCAAACAATAGAAGACTTAGATGGCAATACATTTGCTGAAGTGATTGATATTATCAAACCAGAACCAATAAAAGGTTTTAAATCTCAAGTAACAGAGGCAACTCGTCTTCAAGCACAAACAGGTAATGTAATTGCAGTTACTCTTTCTTGGAGAGGAAAGTACTATTCTCTAAAAATGTTTTTCCCTCAAGTTAAAACACCATCTCGCAAAGAGATAAACGATGAAATTCAAAAGGTTTATCCAGGTTCTGTAGTTGTTTATCATTCTATATCAGAAATTCAACCAGGACAACCACTAATTCAAATGTGTGGTCCTCAAGGAGGAAGTTCTGCAAAACCTGGTCCATCAAACAATTATGTAAAGACAATGGGAGAAGAAGTTGAAGTTGATGAAGATTGGCAAAAAGTTAATCGCCAAGATAAAACGGATGGATTAAGTCAAAAAGCAGTTAATGCTTATCGTAGAGAAAATCCAGGTTCAAATCTTCAAACTGCAGTCACTGAAAAAAATCCATCAGGTAAAAGAGCACAAAGAAGAAAAAATTTTTGTAGTCGTATGACCGGAATGAAGAAAAGATTAACATCTGCAGAGACTGCAAGAGATCCAGATAGCAGAATTAACAAAGCACTTCGTCGTTGGAACTGCAACTAATCAATAGGACTTTATTATGGCAAATAATGATGTATATCTTGGTAATCCGTTACTAAAGAAGGCAAATACTACTCACGAATTTACAGAAGAACAGGTTCTTGAGATTGCCAAGTGCATGAATGATCCTGTTTATTTTGCAAATAATTATGTAAAAATCGTTACTCTCGATCACGGTTTACAGACATTTAAACCGTATCATTTCCAAGAAAAGTTAATTACAAATTTCCATAAACACAGATTTAATATCTGTAAGATGCCTCGTCAGACTGGTAAGTCTACAACTGTAGTTGCATTTCTTTTGCATTATGCAGTATTTAATGACAATGTAAATATTGGTATTTTGGCTAACAAAGCAGCGACTGCTAGAGAACTATTAGATAGGTTGCAAACCGCATATGAAAATCTACCAAAGTGGATGCAGCAGGGAATTATCTCTTGGAACAAAGGATCATTGGAATTGGAGAATGGAAGTAAGATCTTGGCTGCTTCTACTTCTGCTTCTGCAGTTCGTGGTATGTCATTCAATATCTTATTTTTGGATGAATTTGCGTTCGTTCCAAATCACATTGCAGATTCATTCTTCGCTTCAGTATATCCAACAATTACTTCAGGTAAGCAAACAAAAGTAATTATCGTTTCTACTCCACACGGTATGAATCATTTCTACCGAATGTGGCACGATGCCGAAAAAGGTAAGAATGAGTATGTTTATACAGATGTACATTGGTCAGAGGTTCCTGGAAGAGATGAGGAGTGGAAAAAACAAACAATTGCTAATACTAGCGAATCTCAGTTTAAAGTTGAGTTTGAATGTGAATTTTTAGGATCCGTTGATACTTTGATTGCACCAAGCAAACTTAGAACCCTCGTTTACGATGCCCCCAAGACCCGTAGTGCGGGTTTAGATGTATATGAGGACCCAGTAGAAAATCACGATTATTTGATTACTGTAGACGTTGCTAGAGGTGTTGGGAATGATTATTCTGCGTTTACTGTTGTAGATATTACTGAGTTTCCACATAAAGTTGTAGGTAAGTATAGAAATAATGAAATTAAACCTATGCTTTTCCCAAGCATAATTCACGAAGCAGCAACTGCATACAATAATGCATATATTCTTTGTGAAGTAAATGATGTTGGAGATCAAGTAGCAAGCATTCTTCAATACGATCTAGAATACAATAATCTTCTTATGTGTTCAATGAGAGGAAGAGCTGGACAAATTGTAGGACAAGGATTTAGTGGGAAGAAGACACAACTTGGAGTTAAGATGTCAAAGACCGTTAAAAAAGTCGGATGTCTTAATTTAAAGACTATGATTGAAGAAAATAAACTTTTTGTTAATGACTATGAAATTATTAGTGAACTTACAACATTTATTCAAAAACACAATTCATTTGAGGCGGAAGAAGGTTGCAATGATGACCTTGCTATGTGCCTAGTAATATATGCTTGGTTAGTAGCACAAGATTATTTTAAAGAACTCACAGATCAAGATGTTAGAAAACGTCTTTATGAAGAGCAAAAAAATCAAATAGAACAGGATATGTCTCCATTTGGTTTTATATCAGATGGTTTAGATGAAAATAATTTTGTCGATGCTGATGGAGATAGATGGTTTGTTGATGAATATGGAGATCGCTCTTATATGTGGGACTATCTATCATAATGGATTTAGATAAGCAAATTAATCTTGGACATTTATTACTTGCAGATAGAAAATGTAGAGTATGTGGGGAAATAAAAAATTTGATAGATGGATTTTATAGAACTCGCAAAGATAGGGGGCCTGTAGCATCGTCTTATTCATATGAATGTAAAGATTGTACTGTAAAAAGAGTTACTAGTAATAGAAAGAAAGTTTCGATTTATGTGGAGTGTGAATATCCTGACTGGTGAATAGTTGTTCACGTCACATTTCCCATATGTAAAGTATGGTTTTAATAAATATTTTTTAGATAAACTGAGACTTTACGGAGAAAAACATGGCGACTCCTCAATTATCTCCAGGCGTACTCGTCAGAGAGGTTGATTTAACGGTAGGAAGAGCTGATAATGTTTTAGATAATATTGGTGCAATTGCTGGACCTTTTCCAATTGGACCTGTTGATTACCCAATTGATATTACAACCGAACAAGAGTTAATTAATACGTTCGGAAAACCACTTTCAACTGATTCGCAATATGAGTATTGGATGAGTGCTTCATCTTATCTTTCGTATGGCGGTGTTCTCAAGGTTGTTAGAACTGCAGGTTCAACTTTGAACAACGCTAATGCTGGCGTCAATGAAGCTTCAGAAACTTCTTTGAGAATTGACAATTACGATGACTACACCAATAATCATTCGGAAGGTAATAACTTCACGTTTGCTGCAAAGAATCCAGGTTCTTGGGCAAATAATTTAAAAGTTTGTGTCATCGATGACCTAGCAGATCAAATCATAGGCATTAATACTACAAATCTTGGTTCTTTAGGGGCACAGATTGGATACGGAATTACAACCACATTAACATCAATAACAATTCCTGGGGCAGGTACGACAACTCCATTTAATGGATATTTGAAAGGAATTATTACTGGAGTTACTACAGATGCCACTAATGGAAACAGCAATATTTCTGTAAAGATTACTTCAAGAGTTTCTTCTGCAGGAACTGAAACTCAAATTAACTATGCTGAAGGAACTTCTTTTGCTGCTTTTGCTGCAACACAAACAGTAAACTTTGTTGGATCGTCTGGAACTTCGATTGGAAGTGCTTCAGTTGCTTCCGTTTTGGATTGGTATGAGCAGCAAACTCTTGGATTATCAAACTCAACAATATACTGGAGATCAATCGCTCCAAAACCAACTACCAATAGATACTCACTAGAAAGAAATGGCAAAAATGACGCCATTCACGTTGTAGTTGTTGACGATCTTGGAACTATTACGGGAAACCAAGGAACAATTCTCGAAAAGCATGTAGGACTTTCAAAAGCACTTGATTCTGTTTCTGCAGTTAACTCTCCGCAAAAAATCTGGTACGAGCAGTATCTTGCAGACTTCTCATCTCAAGTTTATGCTGGAGGAAATCCATCAAGCACTGCAGATTCTTATTGGAGCACTACCCCAAGAGCAACTGGATTTACTACATATTCGGGCAATGCCGCTTCCTTTACTCCAATCAGCACATCAGATGGTCTTTGGGGACTAACTGCCCAAGATGTAACTTTCAGTGCTATCGGGAATAAAACTTACACTTTAACGGGTGGGGTTGATTATTCTGCCAATGGCGGAATGAAGGCAACACTTGGAGACCTGATTACTTCATATGATAAGTTCTCAAATAAAGATGAAATTCAGGTAGATTATATAATCATGGGTCCTGGAATGGATGCTCAGGCAGATTCTCAGGCAAAAGCACAGTATCTAATTTCAATTGCTGAGCAGAGAAAGGATTGTGTAACCACGATTGGACCTCATAAAGCAGATCTGATTGGCATAACAAACACCACTACACAAACAACAAATTTAATCAAATACTTCAGTTCACTTTCATCTTCATCATATGCAGTATTTGATAGTGGATATAAGTACACTTATGACAGATTTAACAACAAATTTGTCTACATTCCTTGCAACGCGGATGTTGCTGGATTAATGTGTCGCACAAATATTATTGCTTATCCTTGGTTCTCTCCTGCAGGTCAGCAGAGAGGTATCCTGAATAATGCAATTAAACTTGCATACAATCCAAATAAGGCACAAAGAGACCAACTTTATCCACAAAGAGTAAATGCGATCGTAACCCAACCCGGAATTGGAACTCTTCTATTTGGAGATAAAACAGGACTTGGATATGCATCTGCTTTTGATAGAATTAATGTTCGTCGTCTGTTCTTAACTATTGAGCAAGCATTACAAAGAGCTGCTCAAGCTCAACTCTTCGAATTAAACGACGAGTTAACGAGAGCAAACTTCAAAAACATCGTTGAACCATATCTTCGTGATGTTCAGGCAAAGAGAGGTCTTTATGGATTCCTTGTTGTTTGCGATACCACAAACAATACTCCCGACGTTATTGATAACAATGAATTCAGAGCGGATATTTATCTGAAACCCGCTAAGTCTATTAACTATGTAACTCTTACCTTTGTTGCAACTCGCACGGGCGTAAGTTTTGAAGAAGTTGCTGGTACAGTTTGATCATTATTCAATAAATAACTTAAGGAGGTAACGAACCGTGGCAAGACTTAAAACAATCTCTCAATTCAAGAGTGCCCTAAGGGGTGGTGGTGCTCGTCCCAATTTATTCGAAGTTGAACTGACAACATTACCAGCGGGAATTAGTTGGGACGCCGATACTTTCAAATATCTGTGCAAAGCGGCTGCTTTGCCTGCATCAAACGTTGGAAGTATTGACGTTCCATTTAGAGGAAGAACCTTTAAAGTCGCTGGAGACAGAACAATTGATGCTTGGACAGTCACTATCATCAACGACGAAGACTTCAAACTTAGAAAAGCATTTGAAGCTTGGAGTGAACTAATTGCTAAACTTGATAATAATTTGGGTGCAACAAGTCCAAATGCTTATATGAGCAATGCTACTGTTTATCAACTCGGAAGAGGTGCTCAGATAAACAGCACTAATAATAGTGGTTCCGATAGTTCTATCCTGGCTGCATATAAATTTGTTGATATTTTCCCAACAGCAGTATCAAACATTGATCTTTCATATGATAGTGGAGATACTATTGAAGAATTTACGGTTGAATTCCAAGTTCAATCTTACGAAATTCTTGATCCAACCGCTGCTGCGAGAGTCTGATAAATAGTCAAAAGGCACAGAGAACAAAATAAATTATGGCAAAATTGTTTGGATTTTCTATTGAAGACAATGAACCACTTTCTCCGGGGGTGGTCTCTCCAGTTCCTCCAAATAACGAGGACTCGACTGACCACTACCTGAGTAGTGGTTTTTTTGGTTCATATGTTGATATTGAAGGTGTCTACAGAACAGAATTTGATTTAATCAAAAGATATCGTGAAATGGCACTTCATCCAGAGTGTGATAGTGCCATTGAAGATATTGTTAATGAAGCAATTGTATCGGATACAAATGATACGCCGGTAGAAATTGAACTTTCAAATCTTAATGCCAGTGATGGTATTAAAAAGAAAATTAGACAAGAGTTTAAATATATTCTTTCCTTATTAGATTTTGATAAAAAATCTCACGAAATTTATAGGAATTGGTATGTTGATGGTAGATTATACTACCATAAAATGATAGATATTAAAAATCCACACGAAGGAATTCAAGAACTTCGTTATATCGATCCAATGAAAATGAGATATGTGAGACAACAAAAGAAAGATCCAAAAGATAAGTATAGATTATCGAATATCAATTCTGATAATCCAATGGATTTTGAGTTTCCTCAAATTGAGGAATATTTTATTTACAGTCCCAAATTAACATATCCCACTGGAAATCCTTCATCTATGGGGGGATCTCAGGGTATTAAGATGTCAAAGGACTCTATTACCTATTGCACATCTGGTCTTGTAGATAGAAATAAAGGATCAACACTTTCATATCTCCATAAAGCAATTAAGTCTCTCAATCAGTTAAGAATGATTGAGGATTCTTTGGTCATCTATCGTCTCTCTCGTGCCCCAGAAAGAAGAATCTTCTACATTGACGTAGGTAATCTCCCAAAGGTTAAGGCAGAGCAATATCTCCGCGATGTTATGATGCGTTATCGCAATAAACTTGTATATGATGCAAACACTGGAGAGATTCGTGACGACAAGAAGTTTATGGCAATGCTTGAGGATTTCTGGCTTCCAAGAAGAGAAGGCGGAAGAGGAACAGAGATTTCCACACTTCCTGGTGGTCAAAATCTTGGAGAAATTACTGATATTGAGTATTTCAAGAAAAAACTCTATCGTTCACTAAATGTTCCACCATCAAGAATGGATGGAGAAGGTGGATTTAATCTTGGACGTTCTTCTGAAATCTTGAGAGATGAAGTTAAGTTTAGCAAATTTGTTGCTCGGTTGAGAAAGAGATTCTCATATATGTTCCACGACATGTTAAAAACTCAACTTATTCTCAAAAATATTATTACCCCACAAGATTGGGATATTATGGAAGAGCATATTCAATATGACTTCTTATATGATAATCATTTTGCAGAACTTAAGGATGCAGAACTGCTAAATGAAAGACTGAATATGGTTCAGATTGCAGAACCATATGTTGGTAAATATTTTTCTCAAGATTATGTGAGACGCAAAATTCTTCGTCAAACTGATGAGGAAATTATTGAGCAAGATAAGATTATTGAAAAAGAAATTAAGGATGGAATTATTCCCGATCCAAATGCTTCTGTTGATCCAATGACTGGAATGCCACTTCAACCAGGAATGGACCAAGGAACTGCTGGAATGGATTTGGGGCAACCTGTTATGGAACCAGAAATTAATGCTTCTGTCACAGAGCCATCAACGAAAGCAGTAGAAATGCCCAAGGGTGGTGAGATATAAATAGAAGAAATTATTGAAAGGTATTAAAATGGATGATCTTTTAGATATGATTGCGGCAGACGAATC